CTGGAGTTAGTAGATAGTCAATATCTTCCAAATAACTCTTAGTCATAGAATATTGTAAAAGACCTATAGTATTAAAATAGTATAAATCATTTAAAAATAATTGATACTTTATATTAAACATACCTCCAGAAATGGTATTAGTATCAATTTTAAATATTTTTTCAACACCAATCACAGAATCTGGAACTTGAATAAAGTTGCTATTTTCATAAAAATTAAAAGTCGTTGTACCAATACCCGATATAGTCGCACTTGTCGTAGTAGTAACAATTCCAACTCCAGAGGTACCAGTTGCTTTACCTTTATCTAAATCAGACTGAGTAATTTTATATTTCAAATACATCCTTTCAACACCATCATAATGTCTTTCATTAAAAATCTGCAAAGCATCATCTACCAAATCATCGATTTGGTCATCATCTACATTTATTTCTAGAACTGGAGCTCCAAGCCTTCTCAAACAATAATCAATAAGTCCTTGTCTAGTGCTTGGTTTAGCCATCAGTATTTTTCTCCATCTATAAAGTTAAAATAAATCATTAGCGAGTTACTCCCTGTCTAACAAGAACCATTCCCTCAAGAACTCTTGATTTAATCGAATCTTTTTCAATAACAATATCATAAACATATCTCCCAGATTTTAAATCAACTGTTGTAGTATTTGCCATACTTAATTTTATTTTCCCACTAGAAGAAGGTGAAAGAACTACAGCAGTAAAATCTGTTTTAGTTACACTTCCAGCATATTTTCTCATCTGAGAAGTTACTGTATAGCCATCAAGATTTAGAGGAGAATTGGAATCAGAAGATTCTAATGTAAATGTTTGAGCAAAATCTTCTCCACTATTAATGGTAATATTGCTAACATACGCAGCTGCCATCTATCTTATAAATATAGTCTCTCCTTATATTTATATCTTACTTTAT